CGGGTGCTTGAGCACCAGTTCGCGAAACTCGGCCGGCATGGTTCAGTTGCGAGCGATGCAGAGCAGGTGCGCGGAGCTGACCGACTTGAACTCGGTCGAATGAAATGCAGCGCTGATCCGCTCGATCCACCAGATGGCAGGAAACACGCTCAGGTGCAGCTTCTGCCCGATGTGCTTGCCGAAGTTGTCGTCGAAGAGCGCGACCTGCAGGTAACACGCCACGCGCGTGCGCTTGCTGATCGCCTGCAGCACATCGACCACCTTCTCGGGCGGGATGTGCTCCATCACGTCGCAGCAGTAGCCGTAGTCCGTCGGCTCGAGATCGTCGGGCAGTTCCCACAGGCAGGACTCGACGAACGGCAGCTCGCCGCGGTAGCAGTTGCGCGCGATGTCCACCAGCCGCATGCGGTAGCCGCGTGACGCCATCTTTTCAGACGCGCGCCCGGTGCCGCAGCCCCAGTCGGTGACGCTCGCGCCTTCCACCGGCTTGAGCCATCGCAGCGCATCGGAGAGCAAGCGCTCCCCGGGCGAGTGGTCGCTGTAGCGCGGGATGGCCCAGATCGCGGTGTACTTCGCGCGCTCCTGCTCGGTGAGAGAGGGGGCGGCCAGTGCCGCCCCTTGCTCATCAGACATCCGACTTCGCCAGCACGCCGGCCGTGTGCTTGATGCTGGTCGCAACCTTGTCCCAGTTGCTGGCCGTCGCGAGGTCCGTTGCGTCCGGCGACTTGCCGCCGTTCGTCACGTCCCAGGCGTAGCCCTTCAGTCCCAGGCCGAAGCTGTAGTCGGCTTGGAACGTGGTCGCGATGCGCTGCGCGCCGTTGCTGGTCTCGATGTTCGTGATCAGGTCCGAGCCATCGTGCACGATCGCGGCGCCGGCCACCAGGCCCAGTACCTTGGCCTCCGCACCGGAGCCGGTCTCGCGCAGCGCTGCCGCATCGGTCACGACCACGCGCTTGCCGAGGATCTCGACGACGGTCACGTTCGCCGCTTGGAACAACTGCGGCGTGTTGGCCAGGTTCAGGCCGATCAGCGAGTGGTACATGGCGCCGTCCATCACGTCGGCCACGATCAACATCGACGAGTCGCCGAACTTGGCGTGCGCGCTGTTGATGTCGGCATAGGCCATCGGGCCTGTGCCGGTGTCGAAGGTCGCGGTCGCCTGGGCCTCGATCGCCGTGACCAGGGCGAGGATCGCCGTGTTGAGCTGGTCCGACATGATCGCTTCGGCGAGGTTGCGCGAGATGACCTCGATCGCCTCGCTCGGGTTCTTCTGCACCCAGGTGAGCTGCGCCGGCTCCCACGAGATCGGGCCGAAGCCGCCAGCAACCTTGACGCTGTTGTGCTGCAGTTGCGCCAGCGCGGTCGCGGCTGCGGTCGTGTTGGTCGCGTACCGGTCCACGCGTCGCTGGGCAGCGTGGAGTGCACCCCAGAAGGATTGCTGCATGAAGTCGCCATCGAAGCCGTCGGCGGTGAGCACGATGCTCCCGGCGCTGGCCGCGTTGAACTTCTCCACCATCTGCGCGAGGGTCTCGATTGTTGCGGATTGCAGGTATTGGTTGAATACCTTCATGTCACTGAGTGCCATGACCTTGCCTTTCTAAGTTGAGACCCTACGCGCTGCCTGTGGATCAGGCCGCTGGCTTCAGGTCGTGGTGCTTGGATTCGAAGTACGCCCGGCGCTCTGCCGGGGTTCCGTCGATCTTGCCTTTGACTGCGGCGCCGTTGTTGTTGCCGCCACCGGCGCCGCCGCCGTTGTTGTTCGGTGCAGCGACGAAGAATTTCCCCTCGTCGCTCTTTGCCCATTCCGTGACGAACACGTCGAGAGCCTTGTCGCCGACCTTGGCCGTGCGGTTGTCACCGTCGACCACGATCTGCACGTTCGCCGCGAGCATCGCCTTCACTGCCTTGAGGTGCGCGGGCTCCTTGACCCCGGCCTTGACCAGCTCAGCGGTCAGCCCGTTGTCGACGAGAAGGCGCTGCGTGAAGGCAGCCTCCGTCTCGTGCAGTTTCTTTGCCTTGTCGGCCTCGCTTGCCGCGGCCTTTGCAGCCTTCTGCGCCGCGGTCAATTCGCTCTTGAGCGTCTCGACCTGTTCCTCGAGCCGGGTGACGACCTCGGGGTCGATCTCCTGCCCCTTGCGCGCCTTGCGCACATCGGCAATGAGTTCGGCGTTCTTCGTCTTCAGCGCCGCAGTTGCGGCCTCGACAGCTTCGGTGATGGCGGCTTGCACCTCAGGTGCTTTCAGGTCGACAGTGCTCACGATTGGTGTCCTCAGGACTGGTTTTGCGGCTCAGCCGCGGTATGTCTGCGCCACAGGCACAGAAGCGACGAAGCCCGCGCAATGGCGGGCTCCGGTGTTCGGTTCGGTCAGTTCAGGCCAGCGCGACTCGCTCGCCGTTTCGGTGGCAGTTCGCGCACAGCAGCACCTTCGTGCCGCGCGTCGGTCTACCGTCGATCATCTGCACGCCGATGCGTGTCTCAACGACTTCGCGGCCTTTGCATCGCGGGCATTCGAGCAACGCGGTTGCTTTGCGCTTGTGATGGCCTTTGACGAGGTGCAGCATCATCAGCGTCCGTGTGCGTTAGTTTCCTGCACGGACCGCGCTGCGCCCAATGGGTGAAGTGCTGGTCGTACTGGTTCTGATCTGGCGCGTTGAACCATCGTGGCATCAGTTTACCCCTGCCCGCTCGAACGCGGCAGCATCGCGCGACCGCAGTTCGTCGAGCGTCAGATACCGCCCCTTGTCGTTGTAGAAGCGATCCAGGCTCAACCCACCGCTGCGCAGCAACTTGCCGCGCGTCGGCCCTAGGATGTCGTCCTGCCGCGCCGCGCTCTGTCGTTTGAGCCATTGCCCGAATGTCTGCTCAGCCGGCACCTGGCCGTCCATGCTTGCGCGCGTTTCGCCCGTCACCTCGTCGGCATCGATACCGAGGTCTCGCCACGACTTCAGCACCGGGACTGCGGTACTGCGGCAGTTCCAGTGCGCGAGCCCGGGGCCGCCGAGCCACGGCAGCGAATGGCCGATCGGCCGGTGTTTCTCGTCGGCGCCGTACTGCTTGCCGTCACGCACGCGGCAGATTTCGCTGGTGCGTGTGTCGAGCGTCGCAGTCCATACGACAGCCTTGATGAGATCGTCATTCGCCTCGATGAAACTATCGCGCGTGAAGGCGGCGAAGTGAGACACCGCGGTGCGCACCACCGCTTCAGCGCTTCGCCGATCGATCTCGAGCAGGCCGTCGGCGTACTTGCGCGCTCGGGTGCCGCGGACGCGTTGGACGATCTGGCCGACAGTTTCCTGCTGCACGTAGCCGGTGCGCACAGTGTCCCGGATGCGAGCGGCGCGCTGTTCCTCGATGCCCGCCATCCATTCGCGCAGCAAGCGCCCTTGGAACGGCCTGGATAGCGCCGCGGTGTAGGCCTGTCCGGCGCTGACCTCAGCCACGCTGACGCTGGCGCGCACCTGTGGCGGCAGCACGTCTTCAAACAGGGACAGCTGGTGCTCTGCTTCGACATCGACGAGGCCGCGCAATTGCGCCTCCAGCTCGCGCCCGGCAGCCTTGAAGGCCTGCTCGTTCAGCTTGCGCACGCTCTTGAGCAGTGCGTCCAGCCGGTCGACGTTGAACTGCGATGCCGGAAGCCGCTCGATTGCCTCGCTCAACTTGGCAACGATGTCGGCGTCTGCGCGGTTGAGCAGCGCGATGATTCGCGCGACGACGCCGTTGCTGTACCGCTGCAGCGCCTCACTGTGGGCGATCGCCTCGTCGGCGATTCGCTCATTCGCCGTCGCCACTGCCGCCGCCAGCGCTTGGGTCGTCGTCCTGCGGCGGCATCGTGCCCAGCGGCGGCCCGGCAGCGTCGATTCTGGATTTCTCGTCTTCCGGCGTCACGTCGGGAGCCACGATCTCGCCGGCCTTGAGGTTCGCAAAGAACGTTTCCCAGGAGATGCCGCCGGCTTGCCAAGCCTGCACGAGCGCTGTCAATTCCTGCGCGGTGAGGCCCTCAGGCATGAAGTCGGTGTTTAGGGCGTAGGTCACTGCACCGTCGAGCTGAGCCCATGCCGCCATCTCCAGCAACACGGCCGTCATGCCGGCGCTGACGAGGTTGGCGATGCCGGCGAGCACCGAGGATTCGCCGGTGTGCCGCATGGCGAGCGTCGCGCCGGCTTCGACGCCGGTCTTTTCCGGAGCCAGCATGCGCGCGCCAAGCGCGGCCATCTGCTGCTCCTTGACCTCGCAGCGCTTTTCGAGGGCGCCGAGACCCGTGCCGGTGAACTCCAGGAAACCGGCCTTCCCGGCGGGGTCCGGGAACACGATGGCGGTCGGGCTGCCGAGCGCCACGCTCGCGCCTTCTGCGAGTTGCGCGCCTGCGACCCATGGCGTCGGCAAGCCGGCGAAGTGCGCGCCGTGCTCCAGATCGGCCGTGTTGCGGTAGTGCCCGAAGTTCACGTCCGCGAGCTGCTGCATCGGGGGCCGCTGCGCGCGCATGCTGTTCTCGGTCGGCCCGAATGGGTAGAACGGGATGTGGTCCAGCGGCGCGCCGTTGCGCAGCGGCACGATGTCGGCGCCGGGCTCGAACTTCTCGCTCTGGCTCTTGCGATAGACGCGCTGCACGTAGCGACCATCCTCCAAGAGGAGCGCTCGATACTGCTGGACATCGTTCGTCCGGTAGGGGTCTTCCGGGTCGGCCTCGCACACGATCTCGGACAACACCACCAACGTCAGGCGCATCGCGTTGTTCACGCGCTCAACCCGCCAGTTGATGATCGACTCGCTCGTGTAGAGCGTCGCGTATGGCCGCAGGTTCGCCGACTGCGCCTGCGCCACCGTCACCGACTGCACATCTTGCTGCACGGATGGGTGCTCCACCAGCACCCCGCTGCGCGCAGTTGCGAGCACCTCGGCCAGCACGTTTCGGGTGAACCCGTCGAGCGACTCACCGGCCAGGTTGATGTCGCCCGTGATGTCTTCAATGCCAGGCGGCGCATCGAGCACGGCCGGGCGTCGGAACACCATGCCGACCATGCCTTCGTGCGTTCTGCCGGTCGCGCCGTACCACCCGGCGCGCAACAGATAAGAGGTGTATTCCTCCTGCGTCTGCTCGGTCAGCCGCGGCAGATAGGCGGTACCGGCTGCGTGCACGCGCTCCTGCCCTTCGATGGCATCGCGCATGCGCCGTGCGCGCGCGACGATCGCCGCGTAGTCGGCATGCAGGGAGTCGATCGGCATCGGTCAGTGTCCGGTGAGTTTGACGCGCCGCAGGTTGCGGCTCTGG